CTATTTCAACACAACGGTAAAAGTATTTCTCTAAACAGCGTCAAATCGATGCTTCTAGTAAGCATATTGGCCATACTTGCTCAGTTTTCTTTCTTAAGTATTTTATCATATTACACTACCACTTGTTATTTTAACAGAAGGATCCATAGTAACTCAAGTACCATATTATTTACCAGAAACACCACCTTATAATATCAATATTGATGATACAAATAAAATAATAAATTAAATTCTATAAACAGGATTAACGACAAGATCAATATTAAAGTCACAATCTATTATATTAATATTTTCCATTTTTTCAAGCATTTCATTAGCATATACAGATTTTACATTTTCAATGACCGTTTTATTATATATTCCAGCGGCTACACCACTATCAATGGCTATAATAATTTCAGCTTTTCCAGAAATAGCAGCTATATCTCTAGCCGTTAAATTATGATCTCTTGTACATTTTATCCCATCAACTTTTTGAGTAGTTATTATGTTATATTTTTGAGAGAATTTTTTAATAATTGAATCCCATTCTTCTTTATTGTATGATATTTGACCGCTACGAGGAGCTCCATTTATTATTAGCATATTATAATTTGCATAATAATTATTAGTTTGTTCGTTTAGTTGTTTTTCCCGAATTGAAAAATCATCAGTATCAAATAGAAAACTATTAATTTCAATTGGTATATTTAATTTATTCAAAATATTATTATAAAATTTATATAAAAAAACATCATATTTTTCATTTGTTGTATAAATATTATAGGTATAATCTGGTGAACCAATCCACATGTCTATAACTGTCTCATTATGTGGAATATCACTCGAAGGTAATATATTAATGTTTTTTGAATTTATAAATTCATTAATTTGAACTATATGATCATTTTCACAATAATGATTTATTGTAATATTGTTTTTCTCTATATAATCTTTTATTTTGCGAAAAACGATACAACAAAAAATGTTATCACCTAAATGAAAATCATTTTTTGTGTATATAATCTTATCCATAATATTATATAATAATATTATATTATATAATAATATTATAATTTATTAAATTACACCTTTTCTCATTTATACCAGCGAAGATTTGAAACCACACCCCGTAGGGTCTTATGGTTCAAACTGTAACTGATAACTTAGTTGAAGTTTCATCCACTGAGCGGATTGAAATCTTCAACGGTGTAAAATGCCCATTATAGAAATAATTAAAAATACTTTTCTAAATAAAAAATGATTTAATTTATAAACAATTTATAATGAAATTTATAATGAGTAAAATACACCGAAACTATTGTTCAAAATGTATAAATTTAAACACTGAAATAACATTTTATACATAGTTATTTTTTTCATAGTTATTTTTTTACCGTCTATAATGGGCATTTTAAATGAGAAAAGGTGTAAAAGATGATATGTATCCAAAAATGTTTTTGTAAGTGGTCTTGATTTGAATAATAGTTTTATGGTTGTATGTGAAAAAAAATATTTTTTATTTATATATGAAAAAATATTTCATTGATTTAGACAATACTTTATGTATTACCGAAAATTCAAATTATGAAAATTCACAACCAATACAAGATAGAATAAATTTTGTTAATAAATTAAAATGCGAAGGTAATCATATTACTATTTGGACAGCTCGCGGTGCAACTTCGGGAAAGGACCATAAAGATTTAATTTTAAAACAACTACATGATTGGTCCATACAATATGACGAATTATTAATGGGTAAACCAGATTATGATATTTATTTAGATGATAAATCATTTAATATCGATTCCTTTTATCCTGTTCCAAAATGTGGAGATAAATCAAAAAAATTACAAAGTGAAATTGTACAAAAGGGTTGGGGTAAAGAGATTATATTTGTAAATAATCCCGAATATTGCGGAAAAATATTATGTTTTAATAAAGGGAAAAAATTCTCTATGCATTACCACGTTCAAAAAAAAGAAACATGGTATGTTGCTAAGGGACGATTTATATTGAATTGGATAGAAATTGAAAATGGTACTAATTATAGCGAATATTTGGAGGTAGGTGATGTTATCACGAATGAACGTGGCGAGCCGCATCAATTAGTCGCATTAGAAGATAGTGAAGTATTTGAAGTTTCTACTAGACATTATGATGAAGACAGTTTTCGTATTTGCAAAGGCGATTAAGACATAAAAAATTATCATAAAAATATTGATAAATTCAATATTTTTATTTAGATCATAATATCAAATTTATTACAGTTCTTCTCTTTCAGCATTTGGGTTCATTGTTGCAATTATGAACAATATATTACTCTTTGTTAAATATACCTTGTCGCACAAACTCAATGCGAAACATTCATTTAATATATCCAATCCCAATTTATATCCAGATTGTTCCTCACTTAACACGTTCATTATATCAGCTTGACCATCAATTCTCGAAACATTATCAAAATAATAGATATCCCCAAAAATTGATTTGGATAATTCTAAATAATCATTTGTATCTGTCATTACAAAAACTGAATATTCTTTCAATTCATTATCTAATTTTTCTTTCAGTTTTAATAATCTATCTGAATAAGAAACAGATAAAAATTCAGATTCATGAGCAACTTTTTGCGCTATACTTCTCAAATGAATTCCAATTAAGGGTTTTTTTATATTTGAAATACCTTTAATAACTGAATTATTTTTTATGTAATCATATTCATTATTAAAAACACTTATGTATTTATTATTTGGTTCATGTTTCATTGTATCAATATCAGAAGTAAAAAATGGAATATCTGAAATACCCGCATTTACAAAATAAATTTTGTAATCACCTAAATTTGTTATGTCTGCTTTTCTCTTATAATACATAAAAAAAGAGTTATTGTAATTCTTGTCATGATATTTGAACTGTAATGTATTAACACTAAAGTGAGGTAGACATATTATCTTTGGATTTAATTCTTTTAATTGATATGAATTTTGCATGAATAGTGTTAATTGAGAACCTAACCCACTATTTCCATTTACTATATTTATTATAATATTCCCACCTGTTTTTATTTCATCGTTATTATTTATTAAATCTTTTATATTTTCATAAATTTTATCTGTTATTGGAATATTTTCGTAATCTTTCAAATCAAATTTTGTATTCTCTATTTCGTATTGAATTGAAAAATTTTCTAATCTAGTATTCAATAAATACATTGATAATAATATTAAAATAATTAACAAAACTATAATTAGTATTTTAAAATGCTTTTTCATATACAATATCAAAATATATTTATTGCTTAATAAAAATCATAATTTTCTCAGATGCATCTTTATGTTTCGTAGAGTGAACATCTTTGTTATACATAGGTTGCGAACTATGCATTTTGAAATACTTTTTGGTGATTTTATTCATGTCTTCTAATAAATCATATTGTTCCTTTGTGTTCTCGGAACCATATCCAGATAAAATATAACAAAGACGACCACCCTTTTCGAGAACATGTTGACAAAGTTGAATGGTTTCCTCCCAATATCCGTCTAGCCAATCTTCGTATGTTTTGTATTTTTCAGTGCTCTGATTTACTCCTTTGTACAATTCCAATCGATAATACGGTGGACTAAAAAATACAACATCAAAATGTTCTCGATATTTATTGCGAAATACGGACGACTTTGCCAAGTTCTCAGAAGGTTCGCAAAATATTTTCGTTTTTTTAGTTGGATACATACTTGCAAACTCCTGGGTCTTTTTGCAAACATCGGGAATTACATCTGTACCTACATATTCGAGAACATAAGGACACTCTAAAAAACCATAACAATAGGATGACCATCCTAGTGTCGGAGTAAAAATCTTGGTTCCTTTTAAAACAGAATGATTTAATGAATAAACTAAATATGGATTCATAATGGAAGCACGGAAGTAAAACGATGAAAAGACACTACCTAAACGGCCTTGCTCAATGTAGTGCAGTGCACTCGGTGTAAGAATTTTGTAATCAATGATATAATTAACATATAGATCTTTTACTACATTCATATAGGTTGGTATTCCTTCTAATCCAGATTCGGTGTCTTGTAAAATACCTTTATAATGCATATTTCGAATAACATTTTTATAATTGATCACTATGTTATTATTCATTTGTTTGTTTTTCATTGGAGGTTCAATAATATGCATATAATCAGGTTGAACACGCATCGACAAATTATAAAAACGGGTTAAATATTCGTTTTTATCACGAATGTTCTCAAAAAGGACACGTAATTTTACTTTATCAATATCGCGACGCTCAGCATATTCCTTTAAAGGGACTAAACCCGCGGATGTTCTTACTTTTGCTTTGCGCATAAATTCGCTGAAATTAATCTCGTCACTTTCGAATAATTTTAAAAAATTGGAAAGTTGTAATATTTTCATTTATTATAAATAGACATTTTGTTTTCGTAAAAAAAATACAATATGTACAATATTTTTATTATTTTTTGATTTTATGATTTTATGTTGAAAGTACTTCGCTATCTGATAACTCATGTTCGTGTTCGTGGTCGTGATAAGTAATAATGTTGTTCATTTGCTCCTCATACCAATATTCTTGTTGTTCCGGACAAAACCGCGCAAAATCACATCCACATAGATAAGTTTCGAATACACTCGTCCATTGTCTAGTACTTGGATTATCGAATTCCATACATACATCAATGAAACCACGCCCTCGTGTACCGCGGTATCTAGCAGCACAATTTGCACAATAACCGATAAAATCACCTCGATAGCAACCGAAGGAAGCACAATTCAAACATTCCGCTGGACCTGTTTCAAATAGGTAATTGGTGCGCCATTCAACTGGAAAATTAGGATGATACCCACCTGACCATTGATGTGCTGAATCCAATTCATATTCATCTTCTTCATAATGCGGCTCTTCATTATAATAGTCCAACTCATCATCATTATCTGAATTGTAATGAAATCTGTTTCCTGCCATTTTATTAAATCGTTCCCGTTTTTGATTAACAATATTTATAAAAAACTATTCAATTTTTTCGAGAACTTTTATACGAAATTTACATATTTTTTCCAAATTTGGGAAATGAATTTTTATATGAGAAATCCCAAAAAAGAAATAGGCCAACTTTTTGAAAATGGACATTTATAAAATGTCCAAAATGAAAATATACGAAATAGAATTTTCGGGAAAATGCGTTGTTACTGACATGGTAACATTCGAAATGTATAAAAATGGTGGCACAGCATAAGAAAAAACACTATTTGGGACAAATTTGTTAGGCAAAATACTAATATTTTTGTCCCCAAAAATCCCCAAACAAATTGTATAGTGTGCCTGCATTTATTTTGCATTGTACTTTTTTAAATAAACAATATATCTTGTTACTGAAAATTAAAATCCTAATAAACGACGAATGGAAAAATCCCCAAAAAGCCCAAAAAAGAAATAGGCCAACTTTTTGAAAATGGACATTTTTAAAAATGTCCAAAATGAAAAAATACAAAACAAAATTTTCGGGAAAATGCGTTGTTACTGACATGGTCACAAACAAAATGTATAAAAATGGTGGCACTGCATAAGAAAAAACACTGTTTGGGACAAAAATATTAGGCAAAATACTAACGATTTTTATCCCCAATTTTTTTGATTCATATTACCATACCTATTGCGATAATAAAAATTTTAAATTATAATTCAAAATCCTGACTGTCTCTGAAAATACTAATTTAAAAATCCCCAATGCGTCGATCGGGTTTAGGGATTTTCTCATTCGTCTATATACGAATGGAAAAGTCCCAAGAAATCCCTAAAAAATATATTTGCGACACGTGTGACTATTCCACGAACAATAAAAAAGATTTTATAAAACATAATTCAACACGCAAACATAATTTACTAACAAATCCGAATGAAATACTCCCTCCGCAAAAAGAAGAACGTAAATACGTTTGTTCTTGTGGTAACGAGTATAAACATATGTCTAGTTTATGCAATCACCGAAAAAAATGTTCAGGTCAGCGTTTCGAGAACTATGAAGAAAAACGGGAAAATACGAAATCGATGAACGCGAATTTATTATTGGAAATCGTGAAACAGACAACTGAATTCAAATCGTTGTTAGTGGAACAGAATAATAAAATCAATGAATTGGCCGCTTCTCAAAATACAATGATACAAAATAATATTACCACGAATCATACAACACATAACAATAGTTTTAATCTTAATGTCTTTCTGAATGAACAATGCAAAGACGCATTGAATCTCATGGATTTTGTCAATTCACTCCAATTAAAACTAACGGACTTTGAAGCCACTGGACGTCTAGGATATGTAGAAGGAATATCGAAAATTATAGTGAATGGTCTTAAACAAATGGATGTTCATAAACGTCCAATTCATTGTACCGATGTAAAACGCGAGACAATGTATGTAAAAGATCAAGATGTATGGGAAAAAGAAAACGAAGATAAATCGCGTCTTACAAAAGCAGTGAAATTAGTAGCTGACAAAAATTTCCAACAAATGCAAGAATGGCAAAAAGAATATCCGGATTGTATTGTCAATAATACGCAACAAAATGAAATGTTTATTAAAATTATGTTGGCCGTTTTAGGAGGTCAAACACCGGAAGAAGAAGAGAAGAATCGCGAAAAAATATTACGAAATATAGCAAAAGAAGTAGCAATTGATAAAACTGTTATTATGAACCGGTAACCATTGGTAAATAAAAAATAGAATTATATCTATTTTTTATTCATTTTATTTACATTCTTTCAAAAATGTTTTACATCAAAACAAATACCCTCATCTACCGTTTCGTAACTGATTGTAATGTATTTATCTTTTTCTTCGAAATTTTCTTCTTTATATTTGTTTATTTTTTTACAATCGTAATATTCATTTAATTGTGCTTTTAATTTCATGGTATATGGATATTGTTTCAATAAATCACACTCAAAAACATAAAATATATCATGTCTGTTATTTACACTTAATATTCTTTTTGCATCGCTTCCAGTAGTAGAATATGCAATCCACCCGTGGTGTTTGCTTTCAAATAATACAATGTGTTTTTTTAACATTACAATTGTTAGTTACATATTTTTATATACTTTTTTACATTACACCATTGCGCATTTAAATTGCGCAATGGTGTAAATGGTACGCTCCATATGATCGTCATTTGAATTCTTCAACGGTGCATAAATTAAGCACTACTTGGTAAAGCAACACGTGGTTTTCTTACATATGGTTTACGACGAGGTTGTTGTTTTTGGAAACCGTCTTCATCGCCACCAGCAGTTTCCTCGCGTTCATATTTGCGATATTTAATTTGTGTGGTAGGTGCACGATCACCATCCTGTGGAACGAACGTACGACGAACTTCACACATTAACTTTCCGCCCTTCAAACCAGTAATATCATTTGCTTGATATTCATGCTTATCGGATGTTGACTTCTCAAGAACAAACTCGACATATTCACCTTGAGTAAGGAATTTGTATTGAGAATTGGTGACACGGATTGATGAATAATGAACAAAAATATCCTTTCCTTGGGCGTCAGCATCTTCTGATGATAAAGTAATGAAACCGTAACCAGCTTTGTTGTTAAACCATTTTACTTGACCTAGAACGCGTTCGGTAGTACTCATTGTATTACTCTTTATTGATAACATCAATATTCTTTTATATCGTTTCTAAGAATATCTTTTATAGCATAATAATCTGGTTCTTCTGAAAATTCTACTCCATAACATACGGTCAAAAACTTTTGCAAAATTTCGTTTTTTGTATTTCTTAATAAAAAATTCAAACTCTTTTTCTCAGTACGCGCCGTTTTTTTTTGCTCGATTGTACCCTCTGATACACTTTCATCCCATGGTAATTTACCATCTGAACTTAACAAATACATAAATATATAACCTAACGAAATCAAATCATCTCTGCGAGAAGCCCGATGACCTAGATGAAGATAATAACTCATCCATTTTGGACTTCCTGTCAAATTTTCATCGCGTTTTTCATCCAAAATATGTTCTCGATTTTCATTCAAATAAAAGGTAGAAAGACCGAAATCAATAAAATATAAAAACCCATCTTTGAACATAATATTTTGAGGTTTTATATCACGATGTATAACAAATTTCTGATGGATGTTCTCGATTATACATATACATTGTAACATAATTTCACAGATTTTGTTTTTATAAGATAGATTTTCGCCTTGTGTGATATCAAAAAGCGATTTATCATATAATGTCATAACAGTACATATATTTTCTCCGTATGTTCCGTACCAATAAACTGTAGGAATGTTTCGAAGACCTTCACTGAATAAATAATTCAGAATCGTTGTTTCATGTTTTAGTAAACGCGCTACCGAATCAAAACCCTCCAATTTAATAGCTATCAATTGGTTGTTTTTTTTATTAACACCTTTATAAACACTTCCAAATGTTCCTCTTCCCAATTTTTCGATTATTCTATATTTGTTATTTATTATACATTCATTCATTTTATTGTATCAATCTACAATCTTTTTATATATTTATAATATAAATGAGATCTATATTGGTTTTATTTGATCAATTCATTTTAAATCGTACTACATATATATATTTTGTTACTTTATTTTCTTTACATATAGCTTATTTTCTTACGTTTTTCGATATAATGAAATTCAATGAAACTGTCATAAATTTTTCTGATATTGCTATTCAAACTTTCATTTGTTTTTTCTTATTATTACGATTTAATCCTTGGAGAAAAGTTCAATTGACTGATTATGATAGAAATATAATATTCGGGTCAGCAGTAATTTTATTAGGCAATTTGACAATTTCAAAATATTTTTTGAATACTTTTAAAACTATATATAAAGAAAAAATAATACACAATTAAAAACAATTATACTAATAACATAGAATGAACATTAATGATATTTTTGAATCAGCAAAGAAGGATCCAACTTTGTTTTCTACAATTGATATCGAGAACATTTTAGCATCAATCGAAAACGTTAAAAACGATTATTTAGAGAATAAAACCCTGGCTTATATTGTAAAAGAAAATTTCGAGAACGTTCGTTCATTAGGACTTGATAAAACAACAATGGAAAAAATATGTAATAAATTGATTGGTTACCGCTACGTAGATGAAATACATGAGTTATTCAAAGGACGGCATGTTCGTTGGATTCGAGACGGCGTTTTAACAAATGGTGGTATCGTTGTAGACATCAAATTTACGGATGATGGTATACAAATTCTATGTAAAAATAACATGAATCGCTTTATTCAATATCGTTTTGATGAATGTTTGACATTTCAGAAATTATCGAGTGAAGAAGAATTATTATTGATGGCTTATGAGCATTTGCAAAAGTAATTTTATATTTGGAAATATATACTCTAAATATAAAATGGAAACCCCGAATGGTTATGTGCGACCGGATTTTTTATTGTCTTATTGGATATTTACGTGGTTCTTGATATATTATAATATAGGCGCTTTCAAACATCCATTAATAACGGAATTCAAAATACATGGTTCTCCTCTATTGTCATTATGGATTGCGTTTTTTTTCAATATTTATGAATTGATCTATGTGATGATTTTGAAATTCGATTTGGTTATATTTATTAAATATGTTTTCATGTTTTCTCTAACCAAAGCATTGCCTATTTATTTGTTGTATCGTAAAGGAGAACAAATTCATTGGTTAAACGATGTTCTCGTTTTATTATTCGTTTTGTCAATTTACGTAGGGTATTTATACGCTAACAATAGTAATCCGCAAAAAATATATGCTGAAACTGAAAAATCGATAGTCAGTGGAAATAATAAAACACCCATGTTTTATTTAATGGATCAAATTTATTCATTTTTACACCGATGAACAGTTAAATGGTTTGCCTTTTTACACCTTTTCTCACATCAAACGCCCATTTTATATATATAATTATAATGAAAAATAAAATATATTTCATTTTGTAAATTGTAACAAGATATTTGTTTGTTTTTGTTATAATGTAAATCATAGTGATTTACAAAAGTTGAAACTTGTAATAATCCTTTGTAAACAGCTAATAATCCATTATCGTATAAATTATGACAAAATCTACACATAAATTCTACAATATTTTTATCGTTTTTTTCATGATTATTTAATATACATCTTGGTTTTAGATGTGCTGTTTCTAATAAACAAAATGGTAGTTTTTTTTCACAAATTATACACGTTTGCGTTTTATTAGTAATTAAATAATTTCTCAATTGTTTTTGTTCTTGTCTAATCTCTCTTAATTCATATTTTATATTATTTTTACTATATTTTTTACAAAATTTAATAATAATTTTTGAATAATAATACTTATTGTCATTCAATATTACATTACCTTCGTTTGATAAATTGTAATTTTTGTTACAAAAAAAAATAACATTATTTTTAATTAATTTAGTCAATTCTGTTTTTATATCATTTAATTCAACTGAATTATCATAACGAAATTTTATGTAATTATATATATCTAATAATGTGTTGTTATCCTGTAAAATAAAAGAATTAATAATATAATCTTTCATATTATTAATATTTGTAAATTACTTTTAAGTGAAATTATAATGAAACCATAATATTATAACCTCGTTTACCAGGAATATTATTTATATCAACCCCTTTGCCTTCTTCTTGTTTGTAATTTATTTTTTCAAACTCCTCTTTAAATTTTTTCTGCGTTTTCAAACATTTTTTACCATTTATTTTGCACCAATTTTCATATATTTTGAATATATCTTTTAATACAAATCTTAAGTTTGTTTTTTCTGTTTTTTTACAACACGAATTTGCGAATAGCAATATATCACTATTAATTAATGGTTCTCTTGAAATGTTTGGTTGTATAACATTTTTAACAGGTAGAGGAGCTACTATATCTAACGAAACAATTTCCGGTTTGTCTTTATCATACAAATATAACCAACCATCGGGAGTTTTCCAATAATATTTTTCTGGGAATTTATTGTCGTCTTCTATAAAATCATCTCCGTCTTCATTTGTATATCCGTGAGTGTTTTGTTGTTTGTATTCTTTTTTAAGAATAGAATATTTTACTTTATCAACATCAACAATATACGGAGTTTTTTTTATGTAGTCATTTGTATGAAAAGGTAGAGTTTTTTTTTCTGTTTTTTCAGCAAGTTTAAGTATATATTTAATTTCACCATTATTATCATAACCTACCCATGCTCGTGTAGCGTATTTTTTATTAGATTTTAGACCATTATGAATGCCATGAGTTGAGTTATTACCATAATTTTTTAATTTATTATAAAGTTCATCATATTTCCAAACTTTCAAATTTTCATTTGCTAAACAACACACATGTTTTCCATTGTCATTTATTGATGGGTTATGTTTTTTTTTACCAATTTGCTCAAAACGCTCATTTAATTCATCGAATGTTAAATTATAAAATGTATTGATATTCCATTCTTGACCATATTTATCAATAAAGTGATCAATATCCATTTCTTTTATTTCATTAACACAAATATAATCAGGTAATTTAGTTTCTTTGCACCATTCGCTTAATTCAAAATCACTCATATCATCAATACTTATTAATGAATAACCATTCATTTTTTTATCAAAATGTTTCATTGCTTTTAGATTTTTTCGTTTCTTTGACACATCAATATATTTCATATATTTACCAAACTTTAAATCACCGTTATCAAAAATTTTATTTTCTAATAACTCTTTAATTTCTTCCCAACTCTCACACCCCATAATAAATTTTTCAATTTCTTTTATAAATTTTACATAAAAGTTTTGTATTATATCTTGCAATTCATTGGTAGTCCATAAAGTCAGTTTCATACGCCCATTTTTTAGTTCTAAATCATTATATTTTCCTTGTAATCTTAATCGTTGTGAAATGTCAGTGCAGTTTAATGATGCATGAGATACAAAATACTGGTCTGTTAAATGTAATGAATAATTATCATAATCGTCACTCGTAAAAGAATATCCTCTTTCTCCATATTTACCTGTTATTGTTACAATTGTTTTACATAAAATTGGAGTATCGCTTTTTTCAAATAAAATTCTTAATAATTTATAAACAAACTTTATATTTAATATTTTTGTATTTATATTGAAATAGCAATAATCATTGGATAGTTTTTCAGATTTTTCAGTATCTATTGATGACCCGTATATTCCTCCTGATTGCCATAATCTTTGACTAGTTGATGATTGTTTTGAGTCCCATTTAGACCAATATTTTATTTCTTTTTCATATTTTTTTGATAAATATAATCTTAAACAATTTCCATGATATATAACGATAAACAAATTGGGAAAATCTTTAACTATTTTATCTACTAAACAAAATTGATTAGCTCTTATTTTTTCTTCACTTATCAATAACGAATTATATTTAATTGTAGGTCTTTTTAGTATTTCTTCAATTATTTTTTTTATATTAATATTATAATCTTCAACAATATCATAACATGTTTTTTTTTTATGATTTTCTTTATCTTGATAATCCCACCATGATTCAACAAGTGTAGTGTTAAAATTTATAGAACTATTAAACAATCCAAAATAATCATTTGACCTTTTCATTTTATGAACCTTTGATATTTTAATTTGTATATCAGTGTGGTCGCTTAATCTGGTTGTTATATTATATAACAATGAATGTGCGGTACCTGTAATATGTAGTGCATATTTTACTTTTTTATATATTTTGGCAAGCAATATTTCACATGCGGTAGAATCCTTTTTATCATTATCATTACTTCTATCATTTGAAGATGTAGGGCTCATCAAATCACTTTCATCAACTAATGTGGTTATATTTACAAGTTCATCATTGTAATAAATATACTCACTA